CATCACTTCTTCCGCCCATCTTGTTGCAGGTGCCCACACCTTTCCGCTTGCAAATAAGTCTGATACACTATTAATACGTGATATCTTATCATTACCCCTTGTTGGTGTAAACTCTTGCACCGGAATGCCCATTGCCCGCAATTCATAAATTAACGGCGCTCCAGATGCTTTTGCTTCCACAATAAAGGCATCAGGCTGATATTCCTTATAATGGCTTAACGCAGATTCCTTTAATTCTGGGAATTCCATCCGTCTTTTAAATGCATCCAACAATATAATGTGCGTATCATTCGGGTTTTCGTCCAAATGAAAGACTCCCCATGTTGTACATGCAGAATAGTCGCTCCGCTCGTTCTTGGTGAACGCTGTATCCCAGCTTTGTATGATAAATTCACACACTGGAGGCTTGTCCGCCTCCCAAATCTTCCACCATTCCCGCTTTATAATCGCACCTTGCTCAGAAGTTGGCTCTTGTTGGTACTGTGCTTGCCATTTTGGTAGTGGAAGTTCAGTTCGTAACGCTTCTAATTCCTCAATACTCCAGAATTCACCCCAAAGAGGCTTTCCGCTCGGCAAAATTGCAGGAAATTCAATGATTTCCCACTCATCTCCGTCTCTTTCCATCGCCGCTTTAAGGATTTTTCCTGTTAAATCACGTTTAGACCACCGTGTCATCACAATTACTATACTTCCGCCCGGCTGAAGACGCTGTCTAGGTCCAGATGTATACCATTCATACACCTTATCAAACACTGTTGGGTCATTTGAAGCCAACGCTGCCTCTTGTTCCGAGTGTGGGTCATCAATAATCAATAAATCGGCACCCTTACCAGTTACCGTACCACCCACCCCGATAGCAAAATACTCTCCATTAGCATTCGTACTCCACCGTCCCGCCGCTTTCGAGTCACTGCGTAAACTTACGCCCGTAAATACCTTACCATACTGCTCACTATCCACCAAGTTCCTTACTTTACGACCAAAACCCACGGCCAGTTCCGCCGTATTAGAACACTGGATAATCTTTTTATTTGGAAACTTACCTAAATACCATGCTGGCAATAGATAACTAGCAAACTCAGACTTAGTATGTCGAGGTGGCATATTAATAATCAACCTCTTAGTCTTACCCGCCGCAATTTCTTGAAACTTCTTAGCCATTACCTTATGATGTCGCCCGTCTATAAACCCTACCCACATCTGCTTAACAAATGCTAAAAAGTCCTGTTGTGCCTTCTCACGGTTCTCACTCTCAATCAACATCTGCGCCGTCTGTAATATATCCTCCCTATCCGCAGGGGGCAATTGAGCCAATATCTCCTCAAGGTTCATTAATTCTTTTCCTAGCAATTTCAAAATATTCTTTATCTAATTCTATTCCAATAAAATCTCTATTAAGATTTTTGCAAGCCAAGCCTGTTGTTCCAGAGCCCATACAATTATCAAGAACCGTATCACCTTCATTAGTATAAGTTTTAATAAGGTATTCCATTAAACCTACAGGCTTTTGAGTAGGGTGTAACTTTTCTTTATCTCTTATAATTTTTTGTATTGTTTTTGGGTGGCGCAATCCATCTATATTATTTGTTATAACTTGACCCAACCCGCCCTTCCAATTATCACTCATTCTTCCAGATTTTTGAGTATAAGGTTTGCCTTCAGTTTTTTGTGGATTATATTTCATTGGAATACGAGTGCCATTTGTTACACGACCTTTTCCAAAAATAAATACCTGTTCATGTATTCTAAATGGCTGTAAATTAACATTTGGAGCATTAGTCCCATTATCTTTTTCCCAAACCCAATCATATTTATATAAATGGGGAGCCTGTTGATATAAATGAACGCCAAATTTAAATGTCCCAGTAAGGGCAATGCAGCCATTTTCTTTTATTAATCTTTCGTAATGAAGCCACAATTCTTTTGGATTAATTAAAAAATCCCATTTATTGCCAGTTTCATTATATGGCAAATCACATAAAATCATATCAATACTATTATCTGGTATAGATTTCATTATCTCTAAACAATCACCGTGTATTAGCTCAAGATTCATATTGCATCCTTACACCCTTCGGTCTTACAGTCCGCGCTTTATCCGGCAAAGCCTTACAATGCCCAAGCTCTACTAACCTCTTCATTATACGATGTATATTACCCCGCCCCTTAGCATTCGTAATGTACATGACATCATCTATACTAGGTCCATACCCAAATCTCTTCCAATACTCATCTATCACCATATATATTTCTTTCTGCCGAGGAGTCACATCTTCTCCTTTTTCATTAATTCCCGCATTAAATCTGCCGTCATGTCCCAAGAAACCTTCTCAGCCCGCCGCATCATCATCTGCTTTAGCATGACGTATAACTCCTTCTGCTCCATAGGTGTCATTAATCCTATAAGGGAAGATAAACGCTTATCCAAAATATATACCCCCCCTACCCTTTTTGTTCCAAATCACTACCGGGGGTGTTTCCTATATCACTTCCTTCTTCCCAGTCTATTTTTTTGATACCCCCTACCCCGTCATTTTCTGGTGATTGAATGTCGGAAATAGTATGCATATCAGACGCACCTCCCCTAACAGACATTTCGGGGGTGGGGTCATCATCCATGCCTTGTGAGTTTTTCTCACTACCTCTAGAAATTTCATCCAATAAACTTTCTCCCGACATATCATAATCAATGGTAATAGAGTTCTTATACATAGCCTCTTTTAATTGTTCTATTAACTTAGCCTTGATATCCCCGCTATTATTAATGGTTGTCACTTCCTTACGGTCCACAAATAAGCCGACATCATAACTCTTTCCAAGCAATTCAAGGCTACGAATGCGGGAAGCGGGCGGATTGTCTTCATTTAGGGCGTGTAAGGTTAACTGGTGCATGATAAACGCCTTTAGTTTAGTGGACTCTTGATATTCCCTAGCCAGTAATGCAGTCTTAAACGCTTCGACCTCAAGGGAAATTACAGGATTACTTGCCAACTTACTAGCATCATTACCGACCACTTTAGGACTAGCCTTAGTATTGTAGTTATTTCTGTATGCTTGGGCTTTTGTTTCCCCTAATGCAACATCTCTAACAAATCCCCTTTGTTTAGCGGTTAATGTCTTTTTCTTACCTCCCCCACTTATGATAGTCTCTAATGGTATTTGTTCTAATGCTTCCCGTATTTGAGACCTATTCATTTTTATCTTATCTGCGGGCTTTTTACTTTCATCAGTCATTACAGTTATCATCCAGTTATCCAAGTAGGGTATATAACGGGAATTTTAGCACATACTGTATAAATGAACAGTAGTTTGTCACAAAAGATTCATATAACTGTCATCAAGATGTCATATCCATAGGATATTTTAGAGTTTTAACGGTCCTATATATATTTCAGTTGTCACAAAAGGTTCACACATTGTTCATGTAATTGTCATCATATAAAGCCGTTAACAGTATTATGATTTACACATGAATTAAATTTTTAGTAATACATTGTAGTTAAACCAACATAAAGGAGTTTTAAAAATGAAATATTTTACTAGGCAAGTATTTTCTGAATATACAGGCGAAGAAACAGGAATAGCGGTTTTATATGGTAACCCTAACTATAAAGAAAGTAATTTTGTTGAGCATATTTATGCTTTCAAATATTCACAAGTAGGCGGGGTTGAAAACAGAAAAATAATAATAAATGAAATTATCCCTTTAATGGCTGAAAAAATGGCGGAGGAATTAAATAAGTCAATCACATCCAATATGGGCGATTTAATTAATCAGGATGAAAAGGATACTTATGAAAAAATTATTAAAGTCTAACTGATGATGGGTTCAATACCCGAAACCGTAGAAATACGGTATTAGACAAACTAACAGGGAGTTTTAAAAATGAGCAAAAAACATTTTATAGCAGTAGCGGAAACATTAAAAACACAAAATGCAACCGTTGAATTATGCCGAGAACTTGCGTATGAATTTAAAAAAATAAATCCTAATTTTTGTATTTATAAATTTTTAACCGCTTGCGGACACTAAGGGGAAATTATGAAAATCAATAATATAGAAATTACATCCAAGCATTTTGCTTATGACGGATGTCATAAAATTTATTTAATCGAGTCAAAAGATGACGAACAAGAAGCCTTAGAAATTGGTTACGATATCTTGCCTATTGAGGTATTAAAAGAAACCTATAAATGCTCATGTAGTCTTAAATTTATTTCTAATTGGCAATTGGATAAACGCATAGCAGAACAATGCGGAAAAGCAAAATTTACCCGCTAACACTTACAGGGAGTTATTCACATGAGAAATATCACGCAACATAAAGGCAAATTAGAAATTATAGAGAGATTGCCCAATAGTTTTTTTGGTAATCCTAGATATTTAATATCTATTGACGGGTTTACTTGTAAAACACCCGTAGATAGTAGTTACGGGTATTCAGTTACCAATTATGAAAATAAAGAAGTTTTAGCCACTATTGGCACGCATTACAAAACCGCAACTCTTAACACATTAGAAGGGGCTTAATTATGTATCAATTACTTTATAAATTACATGAGCATACGGAATATCGAGTCTATGCCGAGTATAAAACTATTGAAAATGAGTCAATAATGACTGATTCTATGGACTTACTTGCGGACTTTTACATCATTAAATTAGATAATTATGTGGACCAACTGGAGGAAATTTAAATTATGTATTTCAAACCATTATACGACTTAGAACAGTCTTTACATATTACTAGAATACCCGCTTTAGAATACCCAAGAATAGCGGACTCAATCATTCACGGGATTGTAGCGGGCTTACTTGAAAGAGGATACACCGAAGAAATGGCAAAAAACTTCATTACTTCAAAAATACTTAGGCATGAACTAGATGGAAAACTAGAAGACGCATTATTTAATTTTGGCAAGTTTTACGGGGAAACAGTAGCACCAATTTATAGCGATAATTGCAAACAATACGCAGAGGAAAATTAAAAAATGAATACATACGCAAGCGAAGCATTACACCGAGCCACAAGCGGGGATTCTATGCTTAATTATCAAACCATCATTAGCGGGATGATGTCTAAAGGTATCGACCCTCAAGACATTATTCCCCGTGTTAATGTTCTTACTCTGCGGGCTTGGAATGCCAAAGGGCGGAAAGTTAAAAAGGGTGAAAAGGGTGTCAATTGTATTACTTGGATTGTATGCCAAGACAAGGAAGGCGGGACTTATAAAAGAATGAAATCAGTAACAGTATTCCACATATCACAAACCGAACCATATAAAGGGTAATTATGAAATATATACGACTAAGCCAACACCTGAGCAATATAGCGGGCGGGCAATACTGGAATGATAAGATTTTAAAGCGGGTTATAAAAAGCCCGTTATTGAATGACTCTGAAAAATTAATGGTTTTATGGTTTTCTAAGGGCATAAGATACGAAGGAATCCGCTTTCAAATGCAATTAATCAGCATTAAATTATATATAAATAGGAGTTAAAACATGAGAACTGATTTTAAAGTTTATAAAAAAATCCATGTTTATTTTAAAAAGCGTGACGGGCTTTATTATGCTTGGTCCACTAACGCATTCAAAACTTGTAAGGATGCGGTAGCAGACGCAAAAAAAACCCGCCCACAATGGGACTTTAAAGCCAATTTTGCAAAGGACTAAACCAATGGATACTAGACAATTTTTAATTAACGAATACTTAGATTTTAAAAATAATTATTTAACGCCCGCCCTATTTGCAGAACATAGAGGAATGACAGAACAACAGGGCTTAGATTTAATTAATCTAGGTAAAAATTTATTTAACTCAAAAAACATCCACGAATAAAGGACTTAAAACCATGAAAAATTTTAATGAATACAAAAAACTTCAAAAATTAGTAAATAAAAAATTAAATGCCCGATTAACGGCAAACAATAATAATTTAAATTTTTACTCAAGTATTAGCGAAGTATCTAAATACTGGAATGAAATAGACCGCACCACAAAAGAATTGGACGAAGTATTGGAATTATGTTTAAAAAACGATTTTCCCGACCTCAAGCAATACGCTTTAAAAAATTTATCATATCTAAATTAAAGGACTTAAAACCATGATTACAACAGACGATTTTACACGCATTAATAACGACTCTAACGGCAATCCCCGCTATGTTTTACATTTTATTAAATTAGCGGATAAATACGAGGATGCTTTAATATTGGCAAAAAATGAAGGCGGGCGGAAATATCATAATAAACAATATGGCGGAGGAATTGCCTTCCAGTCCTATAACTTGAACAGTTTAACAAAAGATTTAAATAACTTAATAGGTGCAAAATGAAAATTACTATGACAACAATTAAAAGTTTTATTAAAAAAAATCAAGACTTATATATTCAAAATTTATCCGATTTTGACGGGATGGTTGATTGTGTAATGCCGACCGATAACCAAGAATTTAAGCCCGCAATAAGGATACCAGTAGGGGAAAACACATATAGCGACCATCACAAGGGAATTAAACAAGCATATTTTACTCTAGGCGGAGATGATAGATTTTATCCCTTTGATAATGAAACATATAAGGGATATGAAGTAATTAATTGTTGCGGAAGTTTCATACTAGCAATTAAGAAATAATAGCGTATAGCCCGCACCTAGCGGGTTATGCGGTGCTATTTTGCACTTAACAGGGAGATTTAAAAATGAATGTTTATGTTGAAAACGGGTATTTAAATAGGCGGGATTACTTAGAATCATTAGCGGAAGACTTCGAGACGGACTTAGATACCGTTTTAATGATGGCTGATATTCTAGGCAAATCGGAGGACTTTGACGGACTAGTAAGCCACTTAGAGGATAGATACTAATGGAAAACTATACTTTTTATTATCGGACTTATGACGGGCTTAACGGTATTTTTACAACCCAAGAAACAAGCGGGAATGTAGCATTTAAGAATTTTCTAAGCCATCTCATAGAACTTGATAGGGATATGGTTGACTTTGATTGTGAAATAACGGGAGTTAATCATGAAATTCTATGAAATTATGGACTGGGTTTGTGCCACTTTATTTGGAATTCTACTAGGATATTTTTTTTATGTTGCTTTTATCACGAATTCTTAAAACAAGGTAGATAAAAATATTTTATTTTGATAATGTGTAAGTGTATTTTTAACAATGTGTTGTATCTAAACGGGTTATACCCACAGGGAGAAAATGTATGAAGATTAGATTTATATGCGACTCATCACATGGATGGGGTGAAGTGCCAATATCCTTAATAAATGAATTGGGGATTGGCGGGAAGATAAGTAATTATTCTTATAAGCAAGATGATAACGCTTACTTGGAAGAAGACTGCGATTTATCTCTATTCCTAAACAAAATGGAAGAAAAGGGCATTAAAGTGGACTTTACAGAAGAACACTCTAATTATGATTCATGGGTTAGAAATTTAAGAAGATGGGGGAAATAATGAAAAGTGTAATGATTCAGGCGGGAAAGTATTATCTAGGCGACCCGTGCTATTCATTAGGGCAATCCTATGATGAAGTTTTAAGACTAACAGGATGCTTTAAAAAACTTCCCATAGCCGAGATAAACGGGCATCAAGTATTAGGCTTTAAGACTGCATGGGGAGATGGGGAATATAGAAGTAATACAGGGCGGACTTTTTGCGTTGATGCGGGAATGATTGGACTTGTTCCGGTCGAACTGGCGGAAGTAGAAAATCCTTTTAGCACTATTGTAATTGAGTTTCACGAACCGACTTTATGCACAAACAAAGCGGGCTTAATGAAATTCGGATTAATCAAAATTGATACAAGGGGATGATATGAAACTTACAAGATTTAAT